CCACTACTTCACCAGCGGCGTTATGGGCAGGGCTGTCGGCACCGCTAGGCTGCTTATGACTAAGAAGATGATGTCATGCGTACAAGGGCACGTGCAAGATAGGGACATAGCCTACGGACGCAGAGGCGACGGTAGCACCATCACAGCGCTGTTCGCTGGCATCTTCTACGAGCACGACGAAGACTACTTGACGCCGCAGACTAACGGAAGCTGGTCGGGTGTGTGGATGCTAAACGATGTAGTCAACGGAAGCTTTGACGAGATGCCTATCAGTATTAAATACCTGCAACGTAAGTACGGAAGCAAAGGAGAATAACATGGCGTTGACACTGGAAGAAGTGAAAGAGAAGCTGCACAGATTCGATGAAGTTATCATCCTAGAATTGCTGGATGTGTCGTCAGAGGACTTGGTAGAAAGGTTTGAAGACAAAGTGATTGATAGGTTGGAAGAGCTGGCAGAAGACTTGGAGGGGCTATGACAACAATAGCGTACAAGGGAGGCATAGTAGCCTACGACAGCAGAGTCACTGCCGGTAGCCAGATATGCAGTGACTCCTTTGACAAGCGCGTTGCCGTTGGCGCAGTGCAGTTCTTCATGGTAGGGACTACGTCTGACTTCACAGCTTTGATAGAGGCTTACATGACTAACGCCAAAGACTGTGACTACAACGAGGCTAACGCGCTTGTGGTTGATGGCTATAACATATATGTTATAGGCGTAGAAGACGATTTGTTTTATAAGTGCCCTGTGACGTATCCCACGGCGCTTGGCAGCGGAACAAGCCACGCCTTGACAGCTATGGACATGGGCGCTGATGCCGTCACTGCCGTTAAGATGGCAATCAAACGCGATAGCAATTCTGGTGGCAAAGTCAGAAGGTATGTCATTAACAAGAGTAAAGGGTAACTATAATGTTTATAGACATGGGTACTCAGGACATCTTATCGGCTGCTTACTTCCTAGGCTTTTTACACTGCTCTCAGTGGGCGCATATGGACGAAGAGCACGTTAGAGGTGAAAGAGAAACGGGAAAGTTTAGAGAGAACGTAAAGGCCAACGTCGCTGAGATTATGAGAAGCGACTCGCGAGACTCGTTGGCAGCGCGTGAGGAGGCTTACTTGCAAGGCTTTAACCACTGTGTTTGGTGGGCGCCGCTAAGCACCACACACGTTAGTTTTTACAAGGAAACTACACAGTTTAAACACGACTTACAAACCACTATTGTACGGGGAATTACAGGGTACCCTCCCCACCTTCTTGAGGAGAAAACGCATGAGTCAGATTAGAATTACAGGGTATAGAGACGCACAGATGTGGTACAACGGCCTAATTGGTGAAGTCTACCCTGTGCTGGACTATGACGACGTTGCTGGCTGCTTTGAAGTACCTACGCACACAGGGCGCAACATTGTGTATAAAGAAGACTGTGAGTTCGTGTACGATTCTGCGCTGTATATCGACAGGGCTGTCCCCGAAGACGCCGTAACTAGTCCGTCACACTACAACACAGGCGGCATAGAGTGCATAGAGGGCATCGAGGCTGCGTTGACGTCAGAGGAATACCAAGGCTATCTCAGAGGCAATGCCATGAAGTATCTTTGGAGGTGTAACTATAAAGGTAATAAGCAGCAGGACTTGGCTAAGGCGTCTTGGTATATAACTCGATTATCGATGGGGACATGAGGGCTAAGCCGCTAGCAAAGCTTATTGATGCTGATAGAGAGGGTGTTATTAAGAGGCTCACGTACCCCGCCCATAGGCTGCACAGGCTGCACAGACTTTATTGACTGTGCAGCCTGTGCCGTTATTTAATAAGCATCATACCCATACTCTCTAATATCCTGTCTATCCTCGTCTGACAACGCTTCAAAGATTTTAGCAACTTGTGCGCTTACGAGTTTTGGGTCGTTAAGCACTCCTCGGTTAACCCCACTGCTCAGCATTAGCAACCTACGGGCCGCTACCGGGTTAGTAGCTACTTTGGCAAGTACATAAGGAACACCGAACACCGCTAAGTTAGCTGCTAGAATTCCGGGTACGCCCCCTAAGAAACCCCCCGCTGCCGACACACTGCTTATTGACGTCACCGTATTCATACCAGCAGCCATTTCTCTACCGCGCAAGCTCAACGACATAAACTCTGAGGGTACTCCTTCCGAAGTCTCTTTTAAGCCGTTCATTAAAGCTTTAAAGCCGCCGTACCCCTCGCCTAAGATAGCCTTGTAAAGCTCTTCTGTACGTGGGTCTCCTAAGTTGTCTGCTATACGAGTCAGCCCTGCAACGTCTACACCATCTGTAATCTTCTTAGTGAGGGTGTCTTGTAGGAAGGACTGCCGAATAAGCGCCTTAGCTCTTTCAGGTGTGTTAATATCCCCTAAGTATTCACCTCCTCTTTTCTCAAAAGCAATGAAGGCGGTGTCGATAGTGCCCATCAGACTCCTAACCTTGTTAATGTCGGTAGCGCCTACAACTAGCCTGCCTAAGCTTTCATAGCCCCCCTTCTCTGCGGCAGCAATAATGTTGTTAGAGATTAGGTCAGGGTAGAGGTTTGACAGTGTTTGCCCATAGAATTTATTAAGTTCTTTGTACGCCTGTGCTGCCTCTGGGCTGTTCCGGCTTATAGTGGCTGATATCGCCTCTTTAACCTGCCCTTCCATAATCGACAACTCCCTAAAGGCAACGGCGTTTCCAGTAGGGTTTAACACACTAGGACGCATTGTCTCTATCTCTCTTGTCAGGCTTCTTTGATACTGTATAAGAGTTTCAACATTTGCTGTTTTAGCCAGCCTGAAAGGGTTTAGCGTTGTGGGGTTGAGGATAACGCTTTCGTACTGTAGGTGGTCGGCAGACTCTCTAAGAAGCTTTTGCGTACCTTTTGATAGGTGTGTCATTATAGTAGAGGTGTTATCAGCAAACACTTTGTCAATAGCAGACGAAATTTGAGACACGTTAATAGGCGTTGGCCCTGCGCGTGTAACAATCTCGTCCAAGGCTTTACCGTAGTACTCTTTCAACGCTACTTCTGAGTCTTTAACAACCCCCACAAGCGCCTCTCCAAGCCCTGATTGAGTGCGCGCTAGTAGTGGGTCAATGTCGTTAATCATCTCACGGAAACCGCCAGCAAAGATGTCAGCGTTCCTGTCAAACACGCTAACCATAACACCTTTAGAGGCTGTACCCACGTTAGCGATACCTTCGCCAAACCTCCCAAACACCCCTTGTCTACCTGTCTGAGAGGCTAGTAAAGTACCTCCCCTTTCTTGTAGATAGTCCTGTGTCTGTAACTTAGACTCGACACTCCCCGCAGGCAGCTCTCGCAGCCCTTGTGTGGTTGCAGGCGGTTTAGGAGTCCTCGAAGTAAATAGCCCCATAAACCCCTTTTTGTTTATCCCTAACAAGTCGGCAGCGACTTTAAATCCTTTACCTACAACAGGGATAGTTAGGTCAAGAGCGCCCGACCAACTAGCAGCGTTTCCTGCACCGCCTTTGCCGAACCCCATGTTTAGCCCCCTACCTGCGTACAAGTCTTCGGCCACTTCCCCTACTACAGTGCCTACCACGCCCCCTATAACACTACCTGCGTAGATGCCAGGAGGCCCAAAAGGAGCGCCTAAAACACCTCCTACAACACTACCTGTGATGCCTGTGGCGGCGTCGGTATACTCCCCTACACCTAAGTCTTCTTTACCATCCCCTATAGTGTTTAAACCTGCCGTAGAGATGGCGTCGTAGTTGCCGTCCCCTATAGCGTTTAAGTCGGCTGTGGACAACTGATCTATGTATTTCTCAGGGACTCCGTCAAGAATGTGCTTACTCATTGTGATCTCCCCTTTACTGCTCTGGCCCTAGCCGCTGCTCTGCCGCTACCATCCCCTTCTGGGGCGTTAAAGCTAACGCCGTATTTAGACTCCACCGATTCTTTGAAGCCTGCTTCATTCTTCTTAGCCAGCCACGCATTCTGCAAGCCAGTAGCATTCCCGCCGTTGGTGTTAATAAAGCTGGAAGTAAACAAGTTGTACTCAGCAGCCATAGCCGACTTCTTTGCCATACCATCAAGAAAGCTCGCAATGTACTCAGGAGAGGCGTTTTCGTCTGGAAAAGGCGCGTCGGCTCTTTCGACGTCTTTATCAGACGCTTGACCTGGCGGCATACCAGCAGCTGCTGCTGTAATCTTAATAGCTTGATACGTTTGACGTACAGCATCCCTTTCGTCTTGTGTGCCAAACACTTGACGCCACACTGCGGTGGCCCTAGCAGTGTTTCCACTTGGGATGGTAGCGGCCATGTCTCTATACCGGTTAGAAAGCTGTGAGGCTTCTGTAGCCGCTATAAATGATTCCCCCGCCTTAGTCTCTGCTTCTAGCACCGCCGTTTGCATAGAACCGCTTGTAGCGCCTGTAACAGTTCGCTTCTTCAAAAGAGAAACAGTTGCCTGCTTAGCTGCTTGGGTGGTGGCAGTGTCCTGCGCCGTAAGCCAAGCGGCTACAGACTCTTCCGTGTAGTCCCCAAAGTCTAAGGTGTTAAGTACTTGGTCGTAGCGATTAGTTCCGTCAGATTTAGGAGGCACTAACCAGAAGTCAACAGGCCCTTGCCGTCCACCGGCGTTCCACGCCTTATAAGCACTAATGTCAACAGCAGCTCCTCCCACAACTTGGATGGTAGGGCCATCAGCATCTTTGTTTAACTCTAATAGACTTAGCGAGTTGTTCATGTCAGCGTCTGTTCCAGCATTATTGAAAGCGTTTAAGGCGCTAGAAACAGATTCAGGCGTGTAGTCTTTAGGGTCTATTTTAGATAGTATTGTTTGCGCCAACCCCTCAGGCTTAGCGGGGCTAGCCATAACACCGTCCTTGCCTCTCCCAATAGCGGCCATGTTCCATGTATACCCGTTAGAGCTAACCACACTGTCGCTATCGTCTCCTACGGCAATCTTGTATATAGCTTCTGGACTGTCTAAATAAGCGCCGCTGGCGGCTGCTGCTGCTACCATAGAGCGCACACCCTCTGGAAGGTTAGAACCCTCAATCATTTGCTTTTGAGTCTCTAACAAGGTAGATTCCCTTGCTGCCTTAGCCTGCTGTGACTGTACTTCGGTGGCGTACCTACCCTGCTCCATTGCTAGTTCAGAATTACCTTTGTTTTCTTCGTACATCTGCTTAGCTCTCTCAATACCATAGCGTTTTGCGTCCAAGTTGAACTTTAGCATGTCCATTTGTGCTATACGCTGCCGCTCTGCTGCTGCTGCTTTTGCTGCCGCCTCCTCTGCATCCTGCACCATCTTCATCTGCTCTAAAGCCCCCGCCTGCGCTCCTAAGCCTAGTTTGCGTGTTTCAGCTATCAAGCTCTCTAAACCAGCCGACGAGGTTGTATCAGCACCGGACAGCATACCCTGCACACGCTCCGAAGAGGTGCGCATGTCCCTGCCCATAAGATTACCTAAGCCTCTTTGTAGCATGTCAGAGTTACGGGGCTGGTTCTGTGCCATAGAAGCAAACAACGGCGCTAACGCCTGTGCCCCTGCTGGTAGGTTACGTGTAGCCAACTCAGCCTGCCTAAACCCTTGGTTCTGCATCTCAGCTTGGCGTTGCTCTGGAGACTGTAATACATCTTTGAATAAACTTTGCAGATCAATCATGCTCATATTATTAGCTCCTTCCGGGCAAGTTGTTACCGTTACCAACGGGGCCGGTCATGCCCCCACCTAGTCGGCCTAGCAGTCCACTTAGTATACTGTCTAGCGGCCCTGTCTGCGTCGTTTCACCGGCAGCGTTTCTTTGATTACCTAGTAGCGCTAGGATGTCACCAATGGTGTTCTGACGCGCTGCTGCTGCCCCTGCGTTGGCTGTAGTCAGCCCCTCGATACCAGACTGTCCTAACAACGCCTGTGCCTGCACACCCTGACGCTGCCCTGCGCCGGCTATGTCAGCCAAGTTAGTGCCAGCACCGAGCAACCCAAGCATCTGATTCTGTGGTGCAAAACCCATGTTAAACATATTGCCGCCAATGGTGGCGTTCTGTGCCTGCTCAGCCATTGATTGATTGATGGCGGTGAAGGCGTTGTTAGACTGCTGCTCTTGAATAGCCTTGTCCATTGCAAGCTGCTCCGGGGTGCCGCCAAACATAGATGTCCGTACACCGCCCCTTCCTTGGTTAAACTGTCTACTCTCCAACGATAGCCGATCACGCTCTTGCTGCGGCTGCATCATCATTTGCAGCCTATCAAATATCTGCTGCTCTCTTGTAGCGTTAGGCGCCGTTGCCGAGCCTAGCAGCCCCTTAGCCCCTTCAAACAGCCCAGTCTGCATTGCCTGTTGGTCAGCAGAGAGATTGACGTTAAAGCCCCCTGTAGGGTCTGTAGTGACACCCCCTAAGCTGCTGGTAACGGTGAATGGCTTGAACTGTGAATTGGCTGTGACGCTCTGCGCAAGCTGGTTAGACCTGTCAAAGATGTCTTGGCCGCCTGCCTCTAAAGCGTTAGCTGCACTGTCTGTCTGTGCAAAGGCACCGGCAGCGGAGGCAATGTCGCTAAAGTTACCGCTTGATGCCATACCTCGTAGTATATCTAGGAAACCGGCCATTAGTATGTACCTCCGTCAATGGTGCCAATAGTGGCTGTGCCGCTCACTGTCAATGTCGCCACCGTCACAGTCCCCGTAAACGTAGGAGAGGCGCTGTTAGCCTTCGTAGCCACTGCCACCGCAATGTTATTAAACTCTGTGTCAATGGCTGTGCCTGTAACTACCTTGGCCGGGTTGCCCGTTGCCAGCGCATCCTTGGCTGCAAAGTCTGTAACCTTTGTATAATTGGACATTAGATAACCCTTCCTATAAGTGCGTAAATGTTCATTTCTTGCAGTGAGAAAGTGAAGCTGTTAATAGTGACTTCAATGCCTACGGTGACGGTAACGCCGCTGCCGGAGGTGTTCAATGACGGCTTGTTAATGGTTGTGGGATAGCTGTACTCAGCCCCTTCGTTGTACTCAGAGACGTTATAGTTAGCAGGGTTGGCACTGCCTGCAAAGTTGAATGCCTGCTTCGAGAACTGTAAGCCGAAGTCATAACCCCAATTCAGGATGCCAGCCGCTTGTGGCCCGCCGATAGTGACTAGGTTAACCTTCTTCAAGAACTTCAACTGTGACGAGCTGCCAAACGTCAGTGGATGACTAAAGTAGGACATCAAGTATGTCTCTGTGCCATCGAGATAGCCCCTGTGACGCCCTACGCCGCCCTCTGTGCCAATGTACATCAAACCCGCTGTAGTACGCAGGTATGCCAACGGAACCAAGCCAGTCCACGTTGTAGCTCGATAGGAGCCATCCTCTAAAGGGCGTCGTGTGTCAAAGCAATAAGTAGTGTTGATATCCTTGAACGTCACTAAGTAGAAAGCGTTCTCCGGGGAGTAGAAGCACTTGATAGGGGCGTCAGCAGTTGCTATCAAGTCTACCAAGTCATCTCTAACATTCTTACTCACGTCGCCTATGGGTATTGACTTCTCTTGTATAGTTCTGCCTAGGCTTCTAACCCCTGTCTTGTCTAGGAAGATAATGTCAGCACCTGTGTAGGCTACGCTGTCTCTGGACACGCAGCCTATGCCGTTAATGGCGTCAGCCAGTACCATCGTTGCAGGGGCAGCAGCGCCTGAGTAAACTAGTATAGAGCGCTTACCAAAGATTATTAGGAAGCCGTTGTGTGCAGCCAGCGCTACAATCTCGTCATAGCCGCTAGGCCACACCTTTGATAAATCAATACTGCCTGTGCTGCCACCTGTCCAAGCCCTACCATTTAACAAGTCCGACCAATAGATCGTAGACTTATCTGCGGCAAAGTCGGCCACCCATAGACGGCCATAAGCGGCAATGGCTTCGTTACCCTGTGGCGGTGTACCTGCCGACCCTGCCGTTGCAGACATCGTAGCCACTGCCGCTGTAGCGGAGCTGTAAACTAAAGGTTGGTAGCCGCGCTGGAAGAAGTACATATGTGCGTTAAAGTTAACCATCTTCCAATCATTAGCAGTGATGGTGTAGGCCGCAGGCGTTACGTCCACCAACGTAGCTACACCACTCATAATCTTGTTGTTACCGGCACTGAACACTATCTGACTACCAGCATCGTCTATGTACTCACCTAAAGCTTCTATGCCCGCTGAGCTGCCTAGGTTGCTGTTTGTCTCTGTAGTGTCTTGCGTATAACCCTTACGAGCACCAACCCTGCCATACCTATCAATAATGCAATTGTTGGCAACAGCGGCAAACACTGGCTCTAGGTTAATAGGGCTATCCTGTGTGTTCAAGCCAGCAAAGCCTGGTGCTGTTATGTTAATGCTCTGTAGGGGCTGAGCCACTATACAACCCTCCACAGCAACTCTTCTGGATTCTTAGCAGCGTCTAAGGAGATGGCGTCGGACAGGAACGTCTCGGCAACAGCAAACTGCTCCACTGCTGACTGCCCACCTGTCTCACCTCGTTCACGCAGAGACATACCATAGGCAAGCTGGATAACAGGCTGGTGCGGTATGTACAAGTTGTCTGCCTCGCCTTCCAAGTCTACAGGGTCTTTGACGACATTGAAGATTAGGGAATAGACGGCGTCAGGGATTGGGTAGACTTCTACCACTACGTCACCGTTGCTATCAGTCCCTCGAAAGGTGTAATAGACAGGGGAGCCTGTGGCGGGTGTTGATACGTTGTTAGCAATATCAAACCATGTAGGTGTCTTATATGTCATCATAGTGTCACTAGTGTCGTTTATGACATTAACAAACGTAGCGCCGCTCCCTGTACCGACAACAGAATAACGCTTGTCAGCAATAGCGGTGGCCTGTGTTATAGCTACTCGATACTGTGACCACTTCCAAGCACTGTCAACAGTTGTCTTTGCATCGTTAACAAAGTCACCTATTAGTGCGGAGTAGGGTGTCTGTGCTATTGAAGTTACTTGCGTCTCTCGCAGACGACGTAGGACGTTGTTTACTATAGTTAGGTAGTTCATACTTGTGGTCCTCTAAAGCGTCCAAAGAGTGTCTTCTGTATTGGTAACATTTCAGCCTTAGACTTGAATAGGTTAATCCCAAACAAGCTGTTAACTATAGGCGTAGACGCTGACGCTCCTGCAAGCCCTTGCAAGCCGCGTGCTCCGTCTGTGCCGTCTGTGCCGTTGGTGCCATTAGTGCCATTAGTTGTTGGCGTCACAGGCGTAGGCGTAGGCGTAGGCGTTGGCGTTGGCGTCACAGGCGTAGGCGTAGGCGTTGGCGTCACAGGTGTTTGCACAGGCCCTACAGGTGTTTGCACAGGCCCTACAGGTGTTTGCACAGGCCCTACAGGTGTCTGCGTTGGCCCTACAGGT